AGCTCCTGCTTTTGCTGAGAGTATGGCCTGAGCGGCACTAAAGATAAGAGTCACATTGACTCGGTGCCCCTGCTCAGAAAGGACCTTGCAGGCGAATAGACCTTCTTTAGTACATGGGACTTTAATCGTAGTAACATCTCCGAACTTTTCAAATAGTCTCTTGCCTTCTTCGATCATTTGAAATCCGGTACCAACAACCTCCATGCTAATATCATCAACACCGATGTCTTTGATCTCTTGGTATACATCGTCAGGCTTACGCCCACTCTTCATGATCAGAGTTGGGTTGGTCGTAACGCCGTCAATGAGCCCGGTGGAAAAGTGATTGCGGATAACTTCAGTATCGGCAGTATCTAAAAAAATCTTCATTAGGAAACGTGTATAATCCCTGTCATGCCAGCACCTTGGTGAGGGCCACAGAAAAATTCGTAGTCTCCGGCGTCAGCAAACTTAATGTCTTGTGACTCACCGGGTGTGAACATAAGTGATTCTCTTGAGAGGTCAGCGCGACCCTCAACGATGATGTTATGCGGTGGAAGCATGCTATTCACAAAATGAACAGTCTCCCCTACTGAGATATTGACTTCAGATGGCTCAAAGGTTAGGTTACCATTAGACCCCATTGTGATATCAACGGCTAAGGCCGGCAGAGCAAAGAACAATGATGCGAATATAGCTAGTAGAAATTTCATCTGCTTAAATAGGGCTTTTAGGAAAACCCAAAGCGGGATATCGGGCTCGAACCGACGACATTCAGCTTGGAAGGCTGACGTTCTACCACTGAACTAATCCCGCGGTGGTACACATTATACCGTGTACTTTAGCTTATTTACATAGTCATAAGAGTAAACTTCACGATTACCTTTGACTCCCCAGCCTAGCCAGTAATAAGCGGGCTTCATATAATAAGTTATAGTTTGTCCGCCGCCTTCGAATTGCGGGAGGACCTTTTGGAATATAGGTTCGTTGATCATCCATCGAGTCTGGCCTTCTAATGATGATGGATCACAGTGAAACTTGGCACAGAAGTTACCAAGGCCCTTGTATCGTCCTATGGAAGTCCACTGGATTAGACCATATCCGCCAGCCTTGCATTCTGTATATGAAACCCTAGCCCCACCCTCACAGATGTTAGAAATGAACTTGCTTTCTTGCTTGATGTTACCCATTAGAGTAGCAAGGGCGTTACGGTCATATATTTTTGTTTTTTCCTGAAGCTGCTTGAGTACATGCCGCTCATCTTCTGTGCAATCTGGGCACTTCCAAGTCGCCACGAGTTCTGCTTTAGATTCAGCTCCCACCTCGTCTTTAAATGGGGATGGCGGTGGTGCTATAAGGGGAAAAGCAATAGCCCCTCCAATAGAAGCTAAAACTACAAGCTGGGTAATCATTTTGATTCTCATAACAAATAAATGCGCAAGAAAGGACTTGAACCTTCACGCCGCTAGGGCACAGGTACCTAAAACCTGGGCGTCTACCAATTCCGCCACTTGCGCATCACTAGACAATTATACCAGGAAAGGCCTCAGCTGTCAACTAGAAGGGGAGAGCCGGGCCAGTAGAACTAGGCATCTTTGGGATGTCTGGCATTTTCACCGTGGAGCTAATGATCCCAGGTAGTGCACTTGTGATCTCTTCTGTGATCTTTTCTTTAGCGCTATCCATTACGCCCTTTATAATCTCGTCTTTGTTCTGGTAAAGATAAGCCCCGCCACCAACAAGACTAGCGGATACTACAAATGACGATAACGCCATTAAATTAATTAGTGTTTGCATAACAAAAGCTAGTTGCAAGAAACTTTAATCGATTTTTGTTCTTTTTTTAACTTGAAGTACATCTTGTAATACTTATCGCACATCTCCCTAAGAATAGCTGCATCTTCTACAAAGCCATTCTTCTTGGAGTTCTGATAAGAACCCTCTAGATCAGATATCAAGAGTAGTATACTGACAGGATTCACAAGTCTACTTGTTGTTAGAGATGATGGGCCTTTCGCCATTCATCAGAGCATACAGGTTTTGCGCTTTAACAAGGAACTTCTTGTGATAGTTGATCCAAAACTGGACCTCTTGAAGCATCTCTTCGTAAGCATGGCGAGCGTCCATAGCCTCGTCTGTGAGATAGTCTCCGATAGCATCTCCCATCCTGTCCCTGCGCTGTTTCGCGTACGAGTCAAAGACCTCTGCTTTGCTTCTGAAATCGTTCATTTCCATTCTGTTTGTACCTGAGGAGTATTATAAGGTGATGTTGGAGGGTAGATTAGATCGTATCTAATTAATGCAAAAACCGTGATGAAAAAAGTGCCAAAAACCAGAGAGAGGAGGATGTCTCTTAGCATAAGGTTTGGTTTCATGCAAACAGACCCCTATGCTTCATCCACTTCAGTGTATCGTGCATGCTTCCTATGTGCTTGTAGCCTACGGTTATTTGAGGAAAGGTTGCCTCCTCTCCAAATTCGCCATAGAAGGCGTCTTTAGTAAAGTGGGTTCCTAGCCTATACTCAAGAAACTCACCACCCAGGTTCTTGAGCAAAGATGCCATGCGGTTGCACTCTTGGCTCTCATTGGAATAGATTACAGCAGTTTCATTCATGTCTGATAGTCTTTAGGTATTCTAACACGTTTTCCCGCACCCACATCAACTCGTGAAAACATTCTTGGTTGTGAGCGCAGCCGCGTAGTTTTGAGTCGGGTTTGTGAACGCTCTCTATAAATAAGTCCAAGCCCCGGTTCCACTTGTCCTTTTCAATCATAGCTTTTCTTTTGCTTATGATCGTATTCTATCACAATTTTCTTATGTTCAGTGTCTTTATCGCTACAACTAAAGTACCTTATATTACGAGCATTTAATAATTGAGCAACGCTGTCAATAAGTCCATTTGCTATGACTTTGTTAGTTGCTTCTTTCCAGTCTTCAGTCATTGGGTCTTCCTCCGATTTTGTCCCACATTTCTTGTACCATGTCTATTGCCGGTGGTGTCTTATAAGGTGGTGCTGGTTGTGATTGCCACTCATCAATTACTTGTTGTGTGGGAATAGCAATTCTAAAAGGTATATTATCATCTTCAAACTCCTTGTTCATATCGATGTAGGTTTGAGGTGTAATCTTCATAGTGTTCTTTCTAATCTGTTTGTTGCTTGGTCTGGGAAGTCTCTAGGACGGCTGTCCGTGGCGTTGTCTGTTCTAGGTGAGCCTTCATTTGCCTTCATAGTATGCTGATAATTTGGTCTCTTATATCTCATATAGAACGGGTCGGGCATCCAATATGTTACTTGCCACTCTTGCTCAGGACATAACTCAAGATGCTTCTCTACTGTGTGAGAGAAACTACCGAGCTGGATATAACCGTCATGACTGACACACCTGCCGTTGCCGGTGTCAACCAAGAACATCATCTTACTGCTCATAGTAGTTTTTCGGTGGGGTTGAGGTTTTTCACAAATTGCTGAGGGTCTGGCTCGGACCTGTGCACCCAATGGTACCTTATACGTTCAAATTCAGGATCCCAAGTCGTAATGCAAATATAGTCAGTCACGTTGTCTCCAGTCATCGGGTTTGTCCGTATGGAACCAATCCTTAATGTCTTCGGCGTCTGTGAATCCCTTCTTATGATTGGATGGATCGGGATCACCTAGTCCCATCCTATTCATAAAATCATCAATACTACCTTCTTCAATATCTTGTGCTGCTTGGCGTCTTGCCATCTTTAACATCTCATTAGCAGATGTGTTTGCCTTTGCAAGTTTCTGTGCCCAGATCATGTCATCTAGTTTTACATCGTCATTATTTGCAATACGTTTACAAATAAATTCCAGCCGTAGCCTATATTGAGTAGAAAGCATTTATCTTATCTAAGGAATTATAATTGTACTGTATACTTTAATCTAGAAGTTTGCTTTGTTCACCATTCAAAACATCTCCACAAAGGTCTTTTGAGAGACGGTCTCTCAGGTTGTTGATTTTACTATCGGTGTACATTTGAAAGTTCCCGCGTTTTTCAACTTTCTTATAATAATGAAGGGCATTCAATATCATAGTGAAATCTTCCATAGAGATGTCTATCTTCATCAGAGCTTACTCAGAACTTCTTGCTGCTTCAGATATAGCTTTATATAGGTTTTAGCTGCGTTTCTGAGTACTTCAGGATCTTTTATTTTGTCTAAGTCTCTAGCGCTCTTTTCAAACGCGAAAGCTTTTGAGGGGGTACTTAAAGTGATTTCGTCAGGGTTCATAATGATTCTTGATCCAACGCTTTAAAGAAATATAGCGCTCTCTCCAATTTTCAACTTCTTCAGAGTCAGAGACTTTCCCGTCGATGAAAATTATAAGACGGCGTGGAAACGGAGCGTAGTGGGCATCCCACTTAGCCGGATAGACTTGTATAGCCTGAGTCACTGGACAAGGAGTAACTCTTCCTTTGTTTCCGTTAGAAACAGTCTTGAATAGGTCAAAAGCATTTCTTCTCTCATTTTCTGGGATTCTTTCCCAGTCTTGAGTACCTGACCAGTCTATCCTATAAAGATACCCGGCGGGATCAATCCAGTACTCGTCACAGAGGGCATCTAGATCTTTTGTTTGGAGATCTTTTGTGAACCCTGGACCAAGGTCATAAGACGACCTAATCGTGCTGAACATTCCCATTTTCTTTAAGTCGGTTGGTTATTCCGATATAAACCCTTTTTGGATTAACCATTCTTCTGTCATAGGAGTAGGTGGATAGACTTTCCAGATATCACCAGCTGCGCAAGCTCTCAAGGCATTCATGGTCATGCCTTCAGTTTTACCCGCCCAAGTAGCTTCTTTCTCCCAAGGTATAGCGTCAGGCATATCCTTGTATGTACTTTCTACTAGTTCTTGCCAAAGTGGGGGTACGCTATCTTCTGGCATGATGATAGCAATCATGCTGTTGTCAATAGTCCCGGCCATACAGTCTTGAGCAGCGTGCCAGCCCTCGTGTCTCATCACGCTCATAAGGACATTTGGCCGACCCATGAAAGCTTTATTGAGATAGAAGTTATTGCTCACTGTGTGATAGACCCCTCTATGTCCCACAGGGAAATAACGTTCATCGGCCAGATATACTCCGACACCGATACGGTTCAGAGATACGAGCATATCATTGAACTCTGTAGTGAACGGAGTAAACTTCTCCCAATCCTCGTAGTTATATGATACGTCCAGCAAGGAATGTACTTCTTCGATGTCCTCTGTACACTCTCTTAAGAGCATGCACCCCATGGAGTCCATTGTGTAAAATCCTTTTGTAATCTTTTCTTCGTTGGCGAGTACAATTGCGGGTAATAAAGTGAATACGCCGAGTGCTGCTAAAAGTTTTTTCATAAGAGTTTTGAAAAATGCGAGTAGGGAGACTTGAACTCCCACGGGATTTACTCCCAACAGATTTTAAGTCTGGTGCGTCTACCGATTCCGCCACACTCGCAAATGCTTCCTGTGAGGATCGAACTCACCTTAGGCAAATTATGAGTTTGCTGCATTCACCAGATTGCTAAGGAAGCGATAGGACTGCTGGGATTTGAACCCAGGTCACACCGTTATAAGCAGTGGGCCTTAACCATTAGGCGACAGTCCCATAGTACCTACCTCGTGTAGAAGTCACCAGGTAGTTGGTCGATAGGCATAATCAAACAACGAGTGGGGCCTTTGGTGATTGTGAAAGTCTCGCCATTCTCTACTCTCTCAAAGAGAGCATCGAAATTAGCTTCAAACTCCTCCACAGTAAATTCTTTTTTAGTTAGTTCCATCGGATCTTGATCGATGTATATACATTATACCAAGGATCGGCCCAATAGTCAACCCTATTCCTGCAAAGAATATAAAGATGGGGTTAGGAGTCAAACTCGCCAAATTTTTCAGGAGAGGCTGGAGCTGAATAAATAGCTGGGAGTTCATTTCTTTCTTCTGGAGTTTTGTATTGCCATTCTTTAGTATCACCAACCGACCAAGAAGGGTCGGTCTCTACGGCGAAGTCTTTAGTCGAGACTTTAAAGTCCGGGGTCAGAGTGTCCCTAGGGATCATGGAAGCCTCGTACCATAGCACCCGGTTATTTGGCTGAGCAGCGTATTGCCCGTTATCTAACGCAATTACGTTAAAGGACTTATGCTCGTCTGGGGTCTCTGACAACCCAAGCCTAGGCCTGTTATAATCTGGCTCACAAGCATCAATGGTAAACATGTACTCGCCATGGTGCCATTGCTTATCCTTACCTAGGAACTTACAACGCAACCCGGCTAACGTGAACTTCTCTAGGATTGTGATGTCATAGCTAAAACAATCCCATAGCTCTATCACATCAAGCGGAAGGTCTGGCGAAGGGGTTTCTGGATCAGATACAAACGCAGCGAGTGGGAGCTTGTCGTAGAGGGCCCCGTACTCCGGTAAGAGCGCCTCGATGTATATGGCTCTGCGAGCGATGGATTTCACGCTAATCCATATCGCCTCGGTAAATTCTCCGTGGCCTTTCTCTAAGTCGTAGAGGTATTCTTTTCGCACGTAGCATTTGTGCGGAGGTACATTTGCTATTAAAAAACTCATAGTTAACTTATTAACTACGAGACTTTACACTATTTAACCAATTGTTGTAGCAACGGTACTGGGACCTGGTTAAACGACGGGAAGATCTGTCCAATGAATAAGCCTAAGATAACTAACCCACCAGCAACTAAGTATCTCCACTTAGTAAGTTCTTCTACTCTGAACTCTACTTTTTCAATCCTGTTATTTAGCTCTTGATGTTCCTTGTGGCTCTCCGCTTTCATCTCATCCAACTTCTCGTACAGAGCCTCTTCTTCTATGACCCTCTCTTCTAATTTGCTCTCGTGCTTAATAAGCATCTCTTTAATACTCAGAGACACATCGCTAAGCTTCTCAATTGACTCTTCTATTTTAATGAAGTACTTCTCATGAGTCTCCAACTTTGACTCAATCACAGAAACTCTGCTATCATTAAATGGGCTCATTTAGCAAATTATCTTCATTCCTAAAGATAGCTTTAAACACGAGATGTTTACAAATCTTTTGAACCAGGGTTAATTTTCCTTAGAGCACTGAGCCTTTTTTCCCAAGAGTCTCCGCTGTCGGATCCTTTAACGGGGTTGATGCAAGTGTCGCCTCCGTAGGTGTTGCAGACCAGGCCCGCAAGGTCATGAGGACATCCTTCTTTCCCTGTGGACCAGTACAGTTGTCCTGCCACCCAACTCGCCCCACATTTGGGGCACTCAGAGACCGCTTGTTTATCCATATTTTTGTTAATAACGATATTCGTTGAGTACGTCGATGACATCTGATAATGTCTTATCTACCGCCTCTTTCTGTTTTATATTCAAATCTGATCCGTATTTGCCACTGTACAGCTGATTTTTTAATCTTAAGACGCGAGCTAGAATGTCGATCTTTGTTAGTTGCCCTGTAGCCATAATCACCAGAAATGTTCGATATAGCAATCGTTGCAAGAGAGCAACAATATAATTATACTCAGAAGGAAGACTAATGTCAACAGCATCCGCATATATTTATACATACTAAAAAAAGGCAGCCATTAACCACCTTTTAGTTCTTTAATCGGTATAACGGCTCTTAACTAATTTTTAATATTTATGAAGTTGGCAGGGTCGCTGGTATAAAAGTCCCAGGACCCGGGTCGTCGTCGTCGTCTCCGTCCTCGCTCATCAATGCTAGCATTAGAAAGCAGGGCGTGACAATAAACACCAACGTTTGAAAAAGTGTCCAGTCGTAGATCACCAGATACCTGGGATGACTTGGCCTGTTGAGAAGTAAGCCCCAACTGCGGCAATAAAGCCGATCATTGCGAGTCTGCCGTTGAGCTTTTCTGTGTTTTCGTTAAATCCCATTGTTTTTCTCCTGTTGTGTTTTGTTGTAGATAAAGATTTCCTCACCATCGTGGGTGAAGACTAGTTCGTCGTTGTGACCCCAACAAAGCTCTTCATAAAGAGTGTTGAGTTTCTCCATGTCTTCATAGAGACCATTTGGATTAGGCATAGTATACATTCAACTGATTGTTGAAGAACCTATTTTTCGTTTCCGTCTTGTGTTAACATCGCAGCTCCAGCAAAAGTTGCAAAGAGAACTAAGGCAACCACCCCAAGAGCCATTAGAAAATACCGAAGAAGAAATTACCAGTGAGGGCATAAGAAGCAAATCCAGACACGACGCCCATCATGGCCCAACGTCCATTGTATCTTTCGATGTACTGCTGGGGTGAATCAAGACCTTGACGATTGTAGGATTCTACAACCATCGGAGGCTCTTTAGCAAATAAATTGTTCTGGCCAAGTTCGTTCGTTGTAACGGTCATTGTAACATTGTGTAACTATTATAATTATAAACTATTTATTAAGGTATGTAAAGGGCCTAGTAGTCATTTTCTTTTAAAACCCTTCTGACGCCTTCTTTGTTCTTCATGCAATAGCCGTGGACGTCTATCTCCATCTCCTTGTGTGCTTTTAAATGTACAGATTGAATAAACGTGAGAACACCAATAAAACCGAGCAGCGTGGCCAATAAGGTTTTCATAGCTAATAAAAAAGCCCCGGTTTTACCCGAGGCTAGAAGAGTTATAAGCAGTTATCAGAAGCTGTACTTAAGACCAAGCTTAGCACCGTAGCCACGATCGAGGTCTTCGTCACCTGAACCAACGAAGGAAACCTCACCATAAGCACCAAGAGCATCGCTTACAGCAAAACCAAGTCCAGCTTTACCTGAAGGGACGGTGTCGGTCTCGCCGCCGTCAGGGGAAACTAAAGTAGCGCCGCCTTGAACGTAGTAGGAGGCTTTCTCACCAACGGCTCCTTCGTAGCCAACGTGAAGGTCAGTTGCAGCGCCGTTGTACTCAGAGCCGGTCCAACCAGCATTAGCCTCAACGTTTACATAAGGACCTGCAAGGGCAGCGCCAGCGGACATGGAAAGAGCAGCAGTAGCTGCGAATACAGATTTAATCATAATAGTTTTAAAAGTGTCTCGTAAGGAGTAAGTAGTTACCTTACGGATGGAAGAGATCTCGACATGATCTCCTGCGGGAACTGTTACTTAGTGTAAAGGAAATTCGCCACTAGTATATTATAAACTGATTCTGCTGGTTTGTCAACCACCTAATACGGTTAATCTTTCTACGTATTCCTGCGCGACCTTAACGCGTTGCTGCTTCGCTGCTTTAGATTGCCCTTTAGCATCTTGATATTTACGCACAGTTGATCGAACAAGTTGAGCGTATAGACTCTTATCAAGCTCAGGACGATCAACGTCAATAAGCTTATATATTTTGTTAAAGTCAATTATTGCCTTAGTAGGGTTCTCTTCAATCTTTCCACTGAGACCAAAGTCAATGAGCGAAGACTCACTACCACCCTCACCGTCTGTCATAAACTGTTGGTTATGCATGTCCCCATGGTAGAAGCCCATCTTATGTAAATCACGAATCGCTCGAAGGGACTTACGAGCTTGGTCTTCTGTCATTGCAAGACCCCGCTCCTTCTCTTCTGGAGTGCGGTTATAGCCGTTACCCCACAACGGAGCTCCGTCAATGGCATCCATCTCGATGTGCTCATCAGATGCAGAGTGGACTGTCGGAGAGTGACCAAGCTTAGCCATGCGTTTGCCAAGCTCGACTTCATGAGGCCCCCACTCTTTCCCTTCCTTTAGAGTCTTTACAACACGATTTTGCTTGTCGTCTTTGTAGACAATCCCGTAGTTTCCTTCGGCAAGTTTCTTCATCTTAGAGACGTCAGGAATAGAGGGCTTTGAAGGCTTTGCCTTCTGTTCCATTCTATCACCACCTTGCACTAGTTTCCACCGGCCATTAGCCTGTTTTTGAAGTGTATGACCAGACTTAGGATTCTGGTACACTGCTCCCGGCTTAGCGGTCTTCCTAAGCGCTTCTGGGACCATCTCGTCGGAGTAATTTACCTTAGGCATGTTAAAAATATATGTTGGTCTTTCAACAACGATTCAGGCTGGACTTGAACCAGCGACCGACTGCTTAGAAGGCAGTTGCTCTATCCAACTGAGCTACTGAACCAAGGATTTATTCTAAGGGTTTTGTTTTAGCAATGTACTCAACAGTAGTTGCTACATCGTTCATTGCGTCTCTGAGATCAGGTCTTTGTCCTGACTCTTGTACCATACTATCACTCTCGTCGGCTAATGTCCACCGCCATTGCTCCATCGATTCGCTATACCAGAGGTTGATTTTCATACCGGGTTATATTGGTCCGATGGACAGTTATTATACCATAAACTGCAAGTGTACTAATCGTTTAAGGATTATCTAGAATATTAGCGTTTATTTGCACATGGCAAACACCTTTAAGAAGTTTGACGTTAAACACGGCCTGTCAGTAAACGGCCTAACGTTCGTCGACGAAAATAGAAACGTAACACTCAATAACTTAACAGTACAAGGCACTTCTACGGTTATTGACACACGGACGTTAACAACAGTTGATCCTGTTATTAGCCTTGGCAAGTCTGGATCAACCCACTCAATTACTGCTGTTACTTCAGCAAACCCTGGCAGATTAGCATTTGCAGCAGAAGATTTATCTGACTTCGCTCTTAGCGATTCCGTAAAACTGGTCGTTGGTGGCGGAGGTGCTGCCCCCGGAGGCCTAACGGCAAACACGGTATATTATGTAAAGACTATTGACACCGATGTTAGTAGCGCAACCTACGGTACCCTCACAGTTTCTGCCACTCAAGGAGGAACTGCCATTGAGATAACTTCGGCTGGTTCCGGTGCGCTTCAGCTGACCCTCAACCCTCTTCAAGACCTAGGACAAGACGTAGGTATCGAAGTAAACTACGTAGATACTACAGCAAAAACAGCCTTTTTCGGATTTGACGATAGCACGAAGAAGTTCACATATATACAAGATGCTTCATACGCTGGTTCTTCTAGTACATCCGATGATGGCTCACCCCCTCCTGCATTTAGTGGGACAAAAGGCGCGGCTGATTTTAGCACATTAACTCTACAGCCTACTGCTGCTCTAGCCTCCACCGACGCCGGGATTAAGCTTACTCAGACTTGGAACTCTAGCAGCACCACATTTGATGCTATTGAAATTGGCATCACTGATTCAGATTCCGCAGATGCTTCTAGGTTAGTCCAAGCCCAAGTCGGTGGTGTTGATAAGTTCTTAGTCAGAAAAGACGGCGTAATCTCTGCTAACACCTCAGGCACTGCGGGTGTCCTCAACCTGAATCACATCAGCCTTGGTGTAGGCGCTCAGGATAGTGTAGTTAGTATAATCAACGGTGATGCTAACTGGAACGATGCTGGCACAGACTTCATTGCTATTGATATTGATGTTACTCAAGTCAACTATCAGTCTTCTGGATCAAAACTAGCCTCTATTGTTGCTAGTGCTAACAGATCTCTAGAAGTTAACGCAGAAGGCGAGATCATCTCTAGGGCCGAGTTTACTGATGGCGGTACTCAAACAGCTTTACTAGTTGACGCGACTGATACGAGTTCTGCTTCTGGATCACTTTTATTAGACTTACAAACAAATAATGTTTCACAGTTTGCAGTTACCAAGGCAGGTAACGTAACAGCTAATGGCTTAACAGTAGAAGGCGCGGGTAGCTTCAGAGACGAAGTTACTATAAAGGCTCAGACAAACGCTGCAGGTAGCTACGCAGATACTACTAACTTAACAAGTGAAGTTGTTACTATCCAAGCAGGAAGCGGTGCTGTTAAAGTATTAGATTCAGTTGCTGCCAGTACTTACACCACTTACGAGTATTTGGTACAAGCCACTCAAGCAAGTAATGGATATATCCATTCCACTAAGATTCTGTTATGCCAGAACGGAAACAATATCTTCATGACGGAGTACGGAACAGTATACTCTAATGATATCCTCGTTACTTTTGATGCCGATCATAATAGCGGCGACTTCAGGTTATTAGCTACTATGACCTCAGCTGCCCAGACAGCAAACAACCTTGTCACCGTTAAAGTAACAAGGATTGCAATGACCGCTGCTTAATATAAGGACTTAACGTCCCTGGCCCCTATATCTCTTCTTTGCGCTGTTACGACTAGTAGCAGCGTATTTAGTATGTTGTCCTGTTCCCTGGCGAGTCTTCTTAGGCTTGCCGGTAATAAAGTTTCCGTCTGTAGTTGATCGCGCCATTGCTTATATTAGGTTACTTATATATTATATCACATTATCTAGTTAGCTTCTTTAAGTTGTAGCTAAGAGGGGAGAACCACTTAACAATATCATTTGCAATTTGTTCAGTCCTAACCGACCCGCAAGTAAAGATATCACAGGCAGCGATCCCTTTCTCTGGCCAGGTGTGGATGGATAAATGAGACTCAGAAAGCATAAACACAGCAGTGAATCCTTGAGGCTCAAATTTATGGTATTGTGTACCTAGCACATTACACTCAAAATCCCAGAGAGTACCCTCTGCAAAACTAACAAAATCTTTCATAGAATCAAGTAACAGAAAATCTATTCCGCCCATATCTAATATGATGTGTGTTCCTATCCTATTAAGAGGTTCCATTTAAAAATTTGTGATAAATATATCAGAAGACGCAAATTTGTTGCTTGAATCTAAGGTCACAACTTTAGAGTAGGAGCTTGCCCAATCTAATAAAGTTTGATCTACTCTACCTCTATTAATTAACCTAGAAGTAAGTAAAAAATTATACCTTAAATAATCAACGTTTTTAAAAAAGCCAAGGACCTTGCTCCTAGTTTTTTCTGTACAAGGAAAGGGTATATGGAAATAGATCAGAGATTTCTTGGTCAAAAGGTCTCTCTCAAAGGTGCTAAAACTACCCTTCATAATTACGAAGTCTGTGTTAACTAACTTCTTATTATTTACACGTATTTTTTCTGTATCTAAAGAATGAGGGAAGTATCCGCCTTTAAAGTTTCCGTACTTGTCAAACTTATGTCTAAATCCGCTACAAGCCAACAAACAATATAGCTTTGCCATTGTTCTCTGACTTGGGTCTTTTAGTTCTTGGTTGACGTCCCTCCTCAACCTAAAAAATTTTGCAGGCCCCCAGCTCCCTTTGAAGTTAGTTTCAAACTCTTCTTTTATTAAAGACTCGGCATATGGCATCCTCATGAGAGCATGAAGTCCTAGCACATGCTTTTCTTTAGAAAATCCAATTCCACCGGCCCCCTCGTATAAGATTTCTCCTGTAGACAGCCCGAAATCATAGATATAGCGGCTCTTAACGTCCGTTTTTGAGGCAAAAAAATAATCCCTCGAGCCAGGAAGCAGTTGTCTACCAGGATAGGGTATTAGGGGGCTATTTAAGCTTTCTCCACGTTCTTCCATTAAAAAAGCAGACTAAGTTAGGGTTGAATATTCTTATTGTACCAGGTGGAACTTTATCATAGGAAGATTTATCACCAAAGGTGTTAAGTAGAAGATATTCTGTATACTCTTCTGTATTCTCTACAATCCCTACGGCTTTCTGTAGCAGAGATATAACTGATATCACAGCGATTCCATGTATGCTTTTATACCTACCTTTATCTTCTACTGTCTTCTTTAAGAGACTTAACTGGTTTGGCTTAAACTGAGCATAATGATCAGAGCTAATTGAATGGTAACGTGTCTGCGGGGCTGAGATCATGCTTTTACTTTTACGTCCCATTATTATATCAGGTTATTTTTTAATTGGCCCTACATCTTGTATTGATCTTCTGCTTTATCGACCCTTAGAGTTACAGGTGCTTGCTCGATACGAAGGGTCTGATGAGGAGCAGTTTGTGCGGCTTTCTCGATTAGTCTCTCCATTTGCTCCTTGGAGATACCTCCTCCAGTGCTACCACTAGACTCACCCGCTTTCTTAGCCGCCTGGACTCCAAATGTTGCTAAGACTCCAGTGAAGACTGATGCGATAAAAGTTGGGTCTAGCTTTTGCTCGGGGATCCCAAGTGCAGGAGGGAGTTTTATATAGGCCAAGGTTAGGATTCCACCAGACCAAACAAGGATGCCTAATCTAACAAAAGTAGAAAGAATAGCAAGTTGTTCTTCTTTATCGTTGGCCGCCTCCTTAATTTTACCTATAATACCTTTTTTCTTGGGTTTTTCTTCCGCGATTTTGCTATCTGTCATTTTTTAATAAAGCCTCGTTTGACTTTAAACCAGGGCTTTTTTACAGCTATCGGCGATAGATTAACGGATAGATCTTATTTAGTACATCATCGTAGTCTTCGTACCAACGACTTCCTATTACCTGTTGCTGTTGCTGTTTACGAAGAGACTTGAAGATTAGCTCGAGCTCTTTTTTACTAAAATTCTGTTCCATTAATCTTTTCTAGATAGATTTTTTCGTCTTGGTAGGGGATGTATTCGCCTGTTTTTATCCTCCAAGCCTGATGGATATCTGGTAATAACCACTGGTCTACCCTGTAGCAATGTGCCCAGTTAACCGGCTGGATGCAGTTCATCACCGCTACATTCCAAAAAGCTACAAGGTGGATCCAGAAGCTAAACACTGAAATGTTTCAAGATGACTTCGAGACGTTCTTCTTCGTGTGCAATGATATCAAGCTGGTTTTGGATAGAAGCAAGTACGTCAGGGTGCTCTCCAATTCCCACCGGGTTTTTTAGATAGATCTCCACATTAAGTTTTGCTTTCTCAATGTTGCCTAAGGCGTTTGCTTTAAGGGCTTTAAGAATTTCGTTTCTCATTTTAATAGAGTTCCTCCTCTTTTTCTGCTTCTATTATACAATCAGATGTGGGATAAGCAACGCAAGTAAGCACAAATCCCGACTTAAGCTGGTCGTCATCTAAGAACGACTGATCTGACTGATCAACTGTACCTTCAACAATTTTTCCTGCGCATGTAGAACAAGCTCCAGCCCGACAAGAATAAGGCAAGTCTATTCCTGCTTCGTCAGCAGCGTCTAGTAGGTATTGATCATCTTGACATTGAACTGTCTGATCTCCTTCGGATGTTCTAAAAGTAACAGTAAATGTCATAATTATATATGAGGTTAAGTTATATATTATACACCATCTTTCACCCTTTTTACTAAAAAAGAGGGTAGTTATACCCTCTGTGGCGGTTTGAATGGACAATCGGGGCATCCTGCACCACAACATCCTCTATTCTTTATCATAGATTTGTTCTAGTTTTTCTCTAGAGAGATCAACATACATCAACTCCTCGCCTGCTTGTGGTGCTTCAGGATGTTTTGGTTTGGGAGTCCTCATCTCTATGTTAATAGATTGAATGTTAGCCCACATCATAGCAAAGGCACCACCAGCAATAAGAGCGAAACATATAAAGTATAGTGTGACTTCAAAACTATTCATCATGCTTCCTGAAGAGCTTGTAGCGTGTTATGAAGTTCTCCAATATCACGGAGACCTTCAACGCTAAACCAAGGAGAGTTTGCCCAGCTGAACCCTTCGCCCATAGTGCTGTCTGGCGCCGTGATGTACCAATGACATGCTGTGTCCGGGACATCTACAGCGCACTTAGACCAGTCGTCACTCCATTGCGGGACTTGCACCCACATTAGAGCGGCAAATATTAAACTGAATATTGATTTAATCATGTCTTGTTTTAGTTTGGGTTCAAAGTTTTAATAAGAAGAATCCTTATTAGAGAGTAGTTTCCTTAAAATTAGTTCATCAATAGAGAATAAACCGCTGCCATTAAGAACAATGCAAGCGGCTCCTCCCCAGTAAAGGACTAAGAGTTCTAACAGGTAGATATTGAACCCACCTGTCATAACGGCATGATAGATCGCAAAAGACATAGTGCCTAAGATGGCCAGGGCACCCAATAGAGTACCAAGGCCAAAGATTATCATCCAACTTCCCACAATCTCAGAGAATGCCGCGATGTATGAGAAGAATATAGGAAATGGTAGATGCAAAGGTCTTACGAATGCATCTGCAAAGTTCTGAATATTATCTAGTTTCTCGTATCCATGATGGATAAGCATGATGCCTACCGCTAAACGAAGTATCAAGAGTCCTAGAGACCTGATCATAGCGCATTACCACGAGGTAGGACTTCTTCTGGGAAGATAAACTGTTCGTGCGGTTGGTCAACAGGTGCCAGCCATGCACGGAGTCCCTCGTTCAGGAGGATATTCTTGGTGTAGAACGTCTCGAACTCGGGATCTTCTGCTGCTCTGATCTCCTGACTCACGAAATCGTAAGCACGAAGATTAAGGGCAAGACCAATAATCCCGATACTACTAGTCCAGAGCCCCATAACTGGAACAAATAACATAAAGAAATGAAGCCAGCGCTTGTTACTAAAAGCAATACCAAAAATTTGAGACCAGAATCTGTTGGCCGTAACCATAGAGTAGGTTTCTTCTTCTTGTGTAGAGTCAAATCCTTTAAATGTGTTTGCTTGATCACCATCTTCATATAAAGTGTTTTCAACGGTCACACCATGGATAGCAGAGAGTAACGCTCCACCTAGGATACCAGCAACTCCCATCATGTGGAATGGATTCAGGGTCCAGTTATGGAAGCCCTGAAGGAAGAGTAGGAACCTAAATATCGCTGCAACACCAAACGACGGTGCAAAGAACCAGCTGCTCTGTCCGAGTGGATAGATGAGAAACACACTGACAAAAACAGCGATAGGCCCAGAGAACGCAATAGCATTGTACGGACGGATACCAATGAGACGTGACAGTTCAAACTGTCTGAGCATGAAGCCGATTAGAGCGAAGGCACCGTGGAGAGCAACAAAGGCCCAAAGCCCTCCAAGTTGACACCACCTGACGAAATCGCCCTGAGCTTCAGGACCCCAAAGTAAAAGAAGAGAATGACCCATAGCATCAGCAGGCGTCGAGACAGCTGCCGTGAGAAAGTTAGCCCCTTCAAGATAGGAACTAGCAAGCCCGTGGGTGTACCAGCTCGTAACAAAAGTTGTGCCAGTAAGCCAGCCGCCAATGGCCAGATAAGCAGTGGGAAGAAGAAGTAATCCAGACCAACCCACAAAGACAAAGCGATCGCGTTTAAGCCAGTCGTCCAAGATGTCAAACCATCCTCTCCTTTGTTGTTGTAGTGTTGAAGCAACCATTATTTAAAACCTCTATTAGTTTTTTTGTTTTGTTTTGAATCTAAAATTTCGATAGTGCAACCAGTGTAATTTCTAACTTTTTCAAACCACACTCTTCGTAGAACTTCGTAGTCTTCTAAAATTATACTACCCTGGTTGGGGACATTTAACTTGTAGGTGTGGCGATCATAAAGACCATCAGATGTAGATGTAAAATACCTTTTATCTGAGGGATCAATTACTCGTGTCATTTACCAGAAGTGTCGTAACCTAACTCATCATCAGTCCTTTTCATCTCTTCTACTGTCCAAGAACCACCAACGCCGCCGTCCATATTGACAGTGATATCTTGTGGTTCAACAGTTTCATTTGAATGATGAGGTCTGTGATCTCTTCCCATAGGTTGAGACTTGGTGTCATCATTGCACGAGATATTTTTGATGATGATGAAAGCATCCTTGTTGTACTTACGAGTGCCAATGGGAGACTGCCACTTCTTGTTGTACTCGTCACCTACATCAATACCCGATATTTGAGTGCCACCTATTTCAACTGAGATGTTATCACCTAATTCCCATTTTAAGGCCTTTACCAGGGAGTCAATTTTTTCATGAACACTTGGTTCTTCCATAATACGGTCTTCTGGATCAAGTTTACCAATCATAATAATAACACACAGAGTATGGGAACTAAAAGAGTTAAAATACCTATAAAAAAGCCCCACACATATGTAGTGAGGGGCGTAGTATGACCATCGTCCATTTATCAGCCGATGGAAGGAGCAATCAAGGCCACAGGTGTGGACTCAGCTGCTGCAAGATCAAGCGGGAAGTTATGTGCATTTCTTTCGTGCATGACTTCCATTCCGAGTCCTGCGCGGTTAAGAACGTCTGCCCAAGTGTTGAGCACTCGTCCTTGTCCGTCGAGGATGGACTGGTTGAAGTTGAAGCCGTTGAGGTTGAAAGCCATGGTCGAGACGCCAAGGGCGGTAAACCAGATTCCCACCACAGGCCATGCAGCGAGGAAGAAATGAAGCGATCTAGAGTTGTTAAAAGAGGCATATTGGAAGATCAAGCGACCAAAGTAACCATGAGCAGCTACGATATTATATGTTTCTTCTTCTTGGCCAAACTTATAGCCATAGTTTTGTGATTCTGTTTCAGTTGTCTCACGAACCAAGCTGCTCGTGACCAGACTACCATGCATAGCAGAAAAGAGGCTGCCACCAAATACACCAGCCACTCCAAGCATATGGAAAGGGTGCATGAGGATATTGTGCTCGGCTTGGAAGACCAACATGTAGTTGAATGTTCCTGAGATTCCAAGAGGCATTGCATCAGAGAAGGAACCTTGACCGAAAGGATATACAAGGAAGACTGCAGAAGCAGCGGCAACAGGAGCACTGTAAGCAACACAGATCCAAGGACGCATGCCCAAACGATAGGAAAGTTCCCACTCACGGCCCATATATGCATAGATACCGATAAGGAAGTGGAAAACAACGAGCTGGAAAGGTCCGCCGTTGTAGAGCCATTCGTCAAGTGAAGCAGCTTCCCAGATAGGATAGAAGTGAAGTCCAATTGCGTTAGAAGATGGAACAACAGCACCAGAGATGATGTTATTACCATACATGAGTGAACCTGCAACAGGCTCACGGATACCGTCGATGTCCACAGGGGGAGCAGCAACGAATGCAACGATGAAGCAAATTGTAGCAGCAAGCAGGGTTGGAATCATGAGGACTCCGAACCAACCGACATACAGACGGTTGTTGGTGCTTGTAACCCAGTCACAGAATTCATTCCAGACTGATTGGGTTTGTTGTTGTTGTTGTAGTGTAGCGTTAGCCATTGATTTAAAAAAAGTAAGATCATCAGGGAAATGATGGTTTTACTATTCCT